CTAGAGAGCAAGCTTATGAAAAGACGCGTCATGAAAAAGAGAGGCAAGAATTACCAGATAAGTTAAGAGATGTTTTTTCTGATTATGATCAAGTCGTCAACGAAGAGAATGGAGCCTATATGGCTTATCATTACCCAGAGATTTATAGATCATTGATAAGACAACCTGAAAATTTTCAAACATGCTCAGATATTTATAAGGTAGTTAAGAAAATGGTACCTAATAGCACAACAGCAAAAAAAGAAGCCCAAAAAGCCGATAATAACTTTTCAAAACCTAAATCTATTTCAAGTATAGGACTAACTCAATCACAGGAAACTTCAAGCGGCAGATTAACCGAAGAGAGAAAAGCTGCAAACTATGAAAGAATGCAAAAAATGTTAAAATCAGTAGGTTAATAAATTCTGAATCTAGTATAATCCTTCACATATACCTAGGGGGCACCCGAAAAGCGATATTCTGAATCGCCTGGTATATACTTTCATCAGAGTAACTACAGAGGTTATATGTCACAAAAAATATGTCAATATTGTCAAAAAATATATTCCGGATGCACAGCAAAAAAGACTTGTTATAGCTGTTATGGCTTATTGAAAAAATACGGTACTACAACACCCGATCATTTTAATAGGAAGTGTGAATGTTGTAGAGCAGATTATTTTAGTAAGAAATGGAAACAGAAATTCTGTTCTAAACTATGCTATAGAAAAATTCTGAATCATAAAAAATTTTTAGAATACAGAATAGAAAATAATCTGGATTTAGAGAAGCCTAAAAAATATAAAGCTCCTAATGGAAATGGCCATAAAGAACCTAGTGGATATATATTCATCACTAAAATGCGACATCCAAATGCTTCGAAAAAAGGAAGAATTTACGAACATACTTTTATAATGAGTCAACATCTTGGTAGGCCATTAAAAAAAGGCGAATCTGTGCACCATAAAAATGGCATTCGTAAAGATAATCGAATTGAGAATCTTGAACTTTGGCACAAAGGACAACCAGCAGGCCAAAGAGTAGAAGATAAAATCAAATGGTGTAAAGAATTCCTAATAGAATATGGAATAAAATTCATTGAATAAAATTCTCCTCATATCTATATATCAAAAAAAGTAGTATTTAGGTTTCACTAACCTTCGACCGCAATACACCTCGTCAGTGTAGCTGATTTTAGTCTTTTCGCAAAAGATATAAATATCAATTACCTATATGAGGTGAATTATGTCCTTTTCTACAGGAATTACAAGTATTCAGAATATGGCACCGGAATTACCGGTTCAGGCCTCGGAAGACCTCCTAAGTACCCCGATGTTCAATTTGATCCACTCTTTTGGTGTTGATTTACATCATGCCGAAAGTTATGTGGGTAAAACTACACGTATGTCTAGATTCGAAAGATTATCTACCGATGGCGGTCAATTAGACGGTTCTGGTATCGATCCAGCTTCAGAAGTTCCAGTACGTACAGATATTGACGCTACCATGGAAATCTATGCTAAATCTATCGTTACTAACGAACAAGTCGTTCTTTACGAAAATAGCAAGACTCTAACCAAGTTCACTGCATTGCTTGGACAATGGTTAAGAGAGAAAGAAGATCTCCTAATGAGAGACCTTTTTAGCTCGAGCGTTAACATACAGGCGCTCGTTAAACCTACTCTAATTGACTTGGAACTCCTCGCCGCTTAAGCGGACGGACAACAAGGGGCAAGATTATGCAAGAAGAAATGATGAAATTCTTAATAGAAAGTGAAATTTGGGGACCAAGAGATATCGAAACTATAGAATTTTTTCTTTCTAATTTTTTTAATCAGCCTGAACGACTAAACGAGAAGGCACCGAAAGGTGATGCGATAGTCTGAACACTATGGAAACATAGTGAGGGAGACCCGAAGAGGTTTCTCCGCCTAGGAAACTAGGTCACAAAAGTAACAGAATGCTCTTATATAAATGCTACAGGGGGCTTAAATGGAGACCAACCAAGTAATATCAGTTTAAATGATGTAAATAACATCGAAAACATCTTACTTGGCAATGATGCCCGTTCTATGCTAACTAGCTTAGAAGCTACATTAAAGTTTGCAACTGGTGGTGTTCGTTATGCGTTTATTGCGCTTGCAAATACTAACCTTTGCGCTGACCTTCAAAAAGTACAAGGCGTATTGCTAAAATCTGCATACCCAACACAAGAAGGTATCAGACCAGAAGAATATTGTTCTATCTCTAGATTCCGTTTCTTTGTGTCCTCTAAGGCTGCAAGAATTCCTGGAATCTCTTTGAAAGGCAATACCATCTATACAATTCCTATGTATGGTCTTGAGGCTGCTGCTAAGATTGAGCAGAACAACTATACAGCGGTCATCGGATATCGTCCACCTTGGGTTGTTTCTTCTGTCGCTCAGAACAGCCAACTCTATGCTAAGTTTGCAATTGCAAGAGCAATAACAAACCAAAATTGGATATCTGGACTGAATGTAACTACATTCCAACCATCATAAGGAGATAGATTATATGCCTTTTACAATCGTTACTCAAGGTACTTTCACACAGCCGGCAACTGCTGTGGCTCAGATTATACCGCTCCCAAGTGGTTGCGACTATATGAAAGTTATCAATTATACACAGATGTCCGCTGCATCTCCAACAGCTTGCGTTGCTGGGGAATGGTTTGGCGGTGGTCTGACTGCAGTTAATGCTGGTTTGAGATGGAGAAAAGCTGGATCAAGCGCAATCTTGATCGACAACTTTACCGACTCAACAGCAACTAATGGATTTACCTATATTACAAGCTTTCCTTCCCCACAGGCAGCTCTTACAGGTACGACCATTACACAAGCAAATCCAGCGGTTGCCTCTGTTACCAATACTTATTCAAATGGCGATCAAGTCATTATTTATAATGCTGTTGGTATGGAGCAAATTTCTGGAATGACATTCACTATTTCTTCAGTGTCAGGCTCTGCCTTTACATTGCTTGGTTTAGATTCATCCGGTTTTGCAACTGCGGCGACATCGTTCTTTGTTCGTCGAATCACACAAAATCCCGTTGGAGTTACTACACCTGTTGCCCCTCCTTACTTTTTCATTACAAAAGTAACGCAAGCAGTTGGAGCAACAGTAACAACATCCCAAGCAAATGAGGTGTTTGTTGGTCAGAAATTAGAATTCACTGTTCCCGCTTCGTTTGGAATGGTGCAATTGAATAACTTCTATCAACCAAGTAGCAAACCTATAATTGTCACATCTATTGTAGATGCGTATAACTTTACCATCAATATTGATACGACAAATTACACTGCGTTTGCTATGCCTGCAAGTACTGGATCGCCAACAACACAATTGTTTGCGACTTGTGCGCCAGCCGGCCAATCTACTCAATTTAATCCAATCACTAACGTGACTACCGGATATAATTTCACACAAGCACCGTTCCGTAGTGGAATTTTCGTACCTTGTATGTTATTGGGAGTTAGTGCTAATAGTACTGGTGTTGCTGGTGGAGCTAATGATGTCATGATTTACCAGGCGTATAAGATGGAGACCGGTACCATAAATGCACCCGTGCCATCATAATTTGTATGTAATATTATAACCTGTAGGTGGGGGATTTTTTGTCCCCTACCTTTTATTGAGGAAAGATGTCAAATCAGTATCTTAAGCCAGTCATTCAAATACCAAGCTCATTAGAGATTACGGCTATTACTCAAACTGCGCCAATGGTTATTACAGTAGCAATCAATAATCCTACTTCTCAGGCTAATATTTATACTATTGGCATGGCAGTTAAGCTTTTTGTGCCTCAAACCTATGGTATGTATCAGGCAAACAATCTGATAGGAACCATAACCGCAGTAAGCGGAAACAACTTTACTTTAAATTTAGACTCAAGCGGATTCGATCCTTTTGTTGTGCCATCGGGAAATGTAGAACAACCGGCAACCATAGCACCTAATGGATCTAGGAATCTGGAATATACAAATGGAACAAGTTTAAGCGTCCCTTTTCAGTCGTTGAACAATATTGGCAACTAGGTTATAGTCTATCTCACCAAGGAGGTAGATTATGAAAAAGTGTAGAAAATGTAATGAAGAAAAAGAGACAAATGAATATCACAAATGGAAAGTGGGGAAGGATGGACTTTCTCATTATTGCAAAGAGTGTGTTAGCAAAGATCGGAAGGAATTTCTTGAAAGAAATCATTCAAGAATTTTGGATGCACGTAAAGAACATAGAAAAAATGATCCTGAGCGTTTTAGGAAATATACAAAAAAATCTTACGAGCGTTATAGAGAAAAGTACATAGAAAAGCAACGAATTTATAATGAAAAAAATCGACAAAAAATAAATGAAAAACAGAGAAAATATAACGAAAAAAATAGAGATCGAATAAATGAGAAGCAAAACGCATTTCTTGCTACTGAAAAAGGAAGAGAATATTCACTTTCTTATTATTATGAGACAAAGGAAAAATTTCAAATCAAAAGAAATGCAAGAAATAAATTACGATACGCAGTTAGGTCAGGAAATATTATGAAACCAGAAATTTGCGATCTGTGTTTAAGTAAAACGAAACTTCATGGTCATCATGAAGATTATAGCAAGCCATTAGATATAAAGTGGGTTTGCAATTTTTGTCACAAAAAAATACACAATGAAAAAGGAAATTAACATATGTCCCAACAATTAATGATGGCCACAGCAGGTGGAGAACTCCACGGATTAGTCAATACCTTAACCAATAGCGTTCCTTATGATGAATTCAAGCAATTCTCTCCAAAACATAAAGTTCAGCTAGAAAAGGAAAAGAAAGAAGATGCCCGCATGGTAAAGGCTGAATATTTAAATTCAAGAGGCCCGCATGAAAGATTAACCAAGGCTTATTGTCGTTATGCAGGTGATCCAATTCAAATATGGCATTTCATACCTGGGAAATCTTATGAAGTACCACTTGGTTTAGTCAAAGAAGTGAATGATAAAAGCAAAATCATGAAAAAGAGAAGCGGACTCGTAAGTATTGATGGAGCATCGGTCACAAGAGACGAAACACCATTAGCAGAAGATCAGGATGGAGCTTGGCTACATAAATTCGTAGCTAACGGATTCTAAGCAAGTTAAGGCAATGTAAAACGGGTTTTACATAAAGGAAAATATGAGCGCAGTAGCACCAGCAAATTCAACTTATTCGATGATTGAGCAGAAGATAAGACATCTTACCGCTTCAGCTAGTCAATCGGCTCTTTCTAGTGCTTCAATCCAAAACTATGTCAACACTTTTTATAGCCAAGATTTCCCCTACGCCATCAAGATAGATCAACAGAGATCAGTTTACAAGTTTCTCACTATTCCCAATGTAGACCGATATCCTGTTGATGTGAATAACTTGCAGGGGTTCAGAGCCCCTGTTTATTTTGAAGGCATACAGGGAAATTTCTTTAAGAATCGAGATCAGCTTTATAATCTATACCCGAGATACCCAACACAATTTCAACCCATTGGCGGAGATGGAGTAACTACAAGCTTTTCATTTAGCTTGTTTGGAAATAATCAAAATCCATTCCCGCAGCCTAACTTCGGGATTTTAAGCACACAATTAGTGATAGGGGGTATCGATGTTAATGGTAATCCTATTCGAATTATCGATGACGGTGGTGCAATTGTTAACGCCTATGGAATTGGAAGTAACACAACCACAGGACAGCTCTTATTCATTCAGCAGAATAGTGTTGGAAATAACGTCTATCTTGATGCTTTGAATATTCAGCAACCTGCTATTCCTCCTCTTTCACCCTTACCAGTACCTTCACCACCATCACCCCTGACGCCTCAATATTGCGGAACTGTAAACTATGTGACCACTCAAATAACAGTTAATTTTCCAGTAGCTCCAGCTGCAGGAACAATGATCAATGTATGGGCGTCAACTTATCAAGTGGGCCGTCCTTACAATCTTTTATTCTGGAATAATGAGTTTACTATTAGACCAATACCCGACAATGTTTATTTGGTTGAGGTAGAAGCTTTTCAAACACCATCGCAATTCATGATGACGACAGATAATCCAACACTTAATCAATGGTGGCAATATATTTCCTATGGTGCTGCGGCTGAGATACTTAGAGACCGTCAGGATATGGAAGGCGTTCAGAATCTCATGGAAGGATTTAAAAGACAAGAGGCACTTGTTTTAGAAAGACAAGCTATCGAAGAAATATTCCAACCTAATATTACTCTTTTCAATTCGACAAACTACGGAAATTGCTCTGGCGGCGGCTGGGGAATTGGTCAGGGATTTTAGATGGGAGGCTATCAACCGCTTAAGATCATAGGAAATAAATCAGGCTTGATTCAAGAGCGTGAAGAGTTTCTCTTGCCCGATGATGCTTACCCAACTTTGAATAATGCTTATGTCTGGCGTGAAAGAATATTAAGGAAAAAAGGCTATCAATTACTTGGAAGGTTGCAAAGATCAGAAGCAGTAGCAACCAATTTAGCCGGGGGTTCGGTAAATCTAATAGTTGCATTAGGATTGGAAGCGACAGCCTCTATTGTTCCCGGAAGTATTAGTATAACAGGCGGAACAGATGGGACGGTTTATACAGATCCGCTTAAAAACGGCACTTTAACGGCCACAGGTGGAACCGGAACGGGTGGAACGATAAATTACTCAACCGGAGTCTTAACGATCACAGCGGGCGGGAATGAGGCCATTACAGGCACCATTCAATATTACCCTGGTCTTCCTGTTATGGGAATCAAAACTGAAGAGCTTACAAATAGTGCAAATGATCGGACAATATTTTTTGACCAAACCTATGCTTATATCTACAATTCAGGGTCTGGCATATTTCAAGAATTCATACCTGGTACAACCTGGAATAAGAAAGGGGAAGCCGTTTCAAGCACAAGTTTCTTTTGGTCTACTAATTACTGGGTGAGTGATGGCGTCATTTTTGGAACAACCAATTTTAAACTTTTCTGGGTGACAAATAATACGGGTCAATTTGGTGTAAATGCAGATCCCCCCAGAATAACAGACGGGACAACTTGGGTTGATTTTTATCATGATGTCAATCCTGCACTAAGTGCATGGGCGCAAATAGATGCAACGCCTACCTATTTAACTAATTGGTTGGCTATGCTTCCTTTTAGAGGAAGAATGGTTGTTTTCAATACTTGGGAAGGTGCTAATGCCACCGGATCTCTCAATTACCGCCAAAGAATTAGATGGTCAACAATTGGAAACCCATTTATAGCTTATACTGCAGGGCCACCCGCAGCGGGATCCTGGCGCGATGATATAAGAGGACAAGGGGGATTTCTTGACATTCCAACGGCTGAAGATATTATTTCGGTTGGTTTTGTTAGGGATAACCTGGTTATTTTTTGCGAGCGTTCTACATGGCAGCTACGTTATACAGGACGCTCTATCGCTCCTTTCCAGATCGAAAAAGTAAATAGCGAAAATGGTGCTGAAGGTCCTTTCTCATTAATCCAATTTGACACATCGATTCTTGCTATTGGAGATAAAGGTATTATTGAATGTGATAGCTATAAAGCCGAAAGAATAGATATCAAAATTCCGGATCTAGTATTTTCATTTGAAAGCACTAATAACGGAGTATTTAGAGTCCAAGGAGCCAGAAACTTTATCACTCGTTTAGCTTTTTGGACGTTTCCCTCTGCTGCTGCAAATCCTGATGGTACAGGTAATGTAATATTCCCAAATCAAAGATTGGTTTACAACTATGAAAATGATTCATGGGCGATATTCAATGATTCACTAACCGCTCTAGGAAATTACCAGCCAACCGGAGGTCAAAGATGGATAGATATTCATAAGCCTTGGATTGAATGTAATTTTTCATG